GCACGGAAAAACAGCCTTGGCGCTCAAGACAGTTGCTGCGAATCAGGCTCTAAACCCAGATCACACAACTGTGTGGGTTGCTGCAGAACAATGGGTTCCAGAGTATGCAGAGATGTGTGGCGTTGATACCTCACGAGTGATTGTTATCGAAACATCCATTATGGAAGAGGCTTACCAAGCCGTTATTAATTTTGCAGAGTCTAAATCTGTTGATGCGATTGTTATTGATTCTCTTCCTGCTTTGTCTCCCGCACCCGAAATGGAAAAGGACATGGCTGAAGCGACTGTGGGACGAGGCGCATTACTTACTAATAAGTTTTTTCGCGTTGTAGGCACCGCTATGAAACGCTCTCTTACAGAAGACGAGCGTCCTGTTCTTGGCTTGATTATCAACCAATACCGCATGAAGATCGGAGTTATGCATGGAGATCCTCGCACTACTCCAGGGGGAGAAGGTAAGAACTACGCGTTCTTCACTCGTTGCGAAGTCAAACGTGACGAATGGATTGAGGTTGGATCAGGTAATAATAAAGTTAGAGTGGGACAGCGAATTAAAGTACGGACACTTAAGAATAAAACTGCACCACCACAGCGTGTTGCTTACTTTGATTTTTATTTTGCAGAAGGCGGAGAATGCGCACCAGGAGAGTTTGACTTTGCCAAAGAAGTTGCTTCTCTTGCAGTAGTTAAAGAGATTATCACTCGTAAGGGTGGTTGGTACTACTACGGAGAGCGTAAGTGGCAGGGTATTGAACCAGTTATTGCCAGTATTCGTGAAGAAGTGGATCTCAAAGAGGAGATTCAAAAGAAAGTATTTGAAACATCAGACCTACCTATGGGAGACGCAGACGATGAGTGATCGTGAGTTCATTATCAATGACGAACAGTGGGCTCACGATCTTGAAAAAGGCGTAGAAGAGTACACAGATATGCTCTTTGAAGCAGTCTGGGAAAGTTCTGATGATGAGATTGTAGAGACAAAATCAGGAGAACCATTCTGTGGTTGCTCTCAATGTTTTTGGCGAGAAGCCCTGTTCTTCCTTGTCCCTAAATTGTTAAAGGGATACGAAGACGGGAAGATTGCACTTGAAAACTGAAGGACAAAAACAATCACAAAAGCATGAAAAGAGATTAGCCAAAGCAGTTGGCGGTACTCGTAATGCTGGATCAGGTTCATTCTGGTCAAGAAAAGGCGATGTTAGATCTGATGACCTACTCATCGAGCACAAGTACACAGGGAAAAAAACGTACACACTTAAAGCGGTTGATTTAGAAAAGAATGTAACTCATGCAATCTTGGAAAGTCGGACGCCAGTCTTCGGCCTTAGTTTAAATGACAAGAATTATGTCATTCTTACCGAAGATGACTACTTAGAACTTCGGGAGAAACTTAGGGACAATGATTGACGATGAGACGCCGTGGTGGGCTAGTGCTCGCTGCTATGGAGCCGCACCAAAGTCCCAAGATGAAGAGGACATCTTTTATCCACCACGAGATAAGCAGAAGTACAAAGAAATTGCTGCAAAAGCAAAAGTGTATTGCTTTGGAGAGACAGGAAAGAATCCTTGTCCTGTCAGATTAGACTGTTTGTGGGATGCACTGAACAGGAATGAACCTCACGGTATTTGGGGAGGCCTAAGTCATCGTGAGCGAAATGCGTTGCACCGCAAGTATAAGAAAGACAAAAAGTCTCGTAAAACTACGTTGGCTTTCAAAGAATACATATTCGCTCAGGAAAGATAGGCCCATGGCATCAGCACTAGATAAGTTTTTAGACGCTAAAAAAGTTCCAACACGATTGCTTGGTGATGTTGAACGGCATATGCTGAAGAGAACGCCTTCCCCTCGTTCTACTACAGTGTTTCACCCATCTGAAATCATCAAGCACGATTTTTGCCATAAGTACTCGTACTACCTCATGACAGGCGGACCAAAGCCTATTGATAATCCTAATCTTAGATTGCAAAATATCTTTGATGAAGGACACTACATTCACGCTAAATGGCAAAAGCGCTTTCAAGAAATGGGCGTTCTTTATGGGGAGTTTGAGTGTGTATCATGCAAGACAGTTACTACAGCCACCTCTCCAGAGTGTGATGAGTGTGGTACTGACAAGACTATGGATTACCAGGAAGTCACACTCAAGGATGACGAACTCCGAATTGCTGGACATACCGATGGTTGGATTAAAGGCATAGGAGATGACTGCCTAATTGAAATCAAATCCATTGGTGCAGGAACATTTAGATTTGAAGCCCCAGAGTTGTTACTGGATGCCGATAACGATGCAGGTAAAGCATTTAAAAATATTCGTAGACCATTTCGTAGCCACTTACTGCAGGGACAGATGTACTTGGAGTTGGCTCATAGAATGTTTGGAAAAGATGCTCCTCAAGAGATCGTATTTCTATATGAACTAAAGGCTGACCAGTCATATAAAGAGTTCACTGTCAAGGCTGATTACGATGTAGTTGAGCCAGTCTTTAATAAGGTGCGTAAGATCCTTAAGTACATCGAAGATAAGACAATGCCCGTATGTAACGTCGACCCTAAGAACGGATGCAAATCATGCAACTCGATACCATCCTGACCAAAGGAATAGATCTTCCAAAGCCTGCCTATGAGCAGGCAGTACTGCCCCCAGATATCACGGCTCTAACCAGCGACCAACTGGCTGAGATGTTTACCGTCCTAACTGGGTGGGCGGATTATATGTCCTCTCAATTAGCCCAGGCTCAGATCGCTGAGAAGAAGGCGACACGGGCTGTGGAGTACGCGGAGAGTATGGCGCTCATCACAAAGACCCAAGAAGCCCCTAAGGGGGTAACAGTCACGCTTATCAAAGCACAGATCGACACGGACCCAGAGATCAACAAGTTGCGAGATGAGTACGACGAGAAGTATGCTTATCGTAAATTACTGGAGATGCTGTTGAGCAATCAGGAGCGAGACATTACTCTGGTTTCGAGGGAAATAACTCGGAGAACATCCGAGAGAATGAGGCGAGATTTATGAGAAAAGTACTACTAGCATCAGCATTGGTTCTTGGCTTAATGAGCCCAGCACATGCTGACACAGCACAAACAATCGCAGTTATTGATTCGGGGATCAATACATCTCAGGTAACACACATTGTTGATGAAGTGTGTATTGTTGAAAACGGTTTTTGCCCAAATAATCAGAAGTTCATGGATGGAATTGGCGCAGCCAATACAGGTAACACTGCAACAAATGCCAACCTAGTTCATGGAGATGAAATGATCTCCATCATTCAAAAGGTAAATCCATCAGCAAATATCATTCCTATCCGTATCATCGGACTTGTTGGCCCTAATATTCCATACCTCTACACAAACAACGCTGTAAAAATGGCACTTGATTGGGTCGTTGCAAACCACACCAAGTACAACATTACTGTTGTCAACGTTTCACAAGGCGGATTGTTTGCTGGCTGTCAGGTTCCTGCTGGAACAGCAGCAGATGTAGCAGCACTCAAGGCTGCAAACGTTGCCGTTATTGCTGCAACAGGCAACAACTCAAACCGTACAGCGATGAACTCAATCGCATGTTTGCCTGACGTAGTCTCTGTAGGAGCAACTGACAACCCAGATCCAGGTTCATCAGGTAAGCCATATGACATCAATGCAAAGCCAACTATTGCTAATTACAGCAACGGTAACTCTGCAACTAGTTTCTACTTAAATGCTCGTTGGTATGTTAAAGAGCCAACAGGTATTACAAAGTTTATGGTTGGAACATCAAATGCCACAGCAGCGATGTCTGCGTGGTGGGCACTAAACAACCAAGGAACATGGCAGTCTACATACGACTGGATGGTTTCTAAATCTGTTCCAACAAGTAACTCATATTTGACTGGAAAATTTATTCCTCTTCCATGGCTATCGTAGGTTTAACAGGTTACGCACGCTCTGGCAAGGATACTGTTGCAAGTATCCTTGTCAACGAGTATGGATTTACTCGCGTAGCATTTGCTGACAAAATCAAAGAATTGTTATGGCATGTAAATCCTTTATTAGAAACTTTTTATGACCTACAAAGTTCTGTTGACGAAATTGGTTGGGAAGAATCTAAAAAAGATTCGGAAGTTAGACGATTACTTCAAGATTTAGGTGTAGGTGCTCGTACAATTTTTGGAGAAGATTTTTGGGTTAATCAAGTAGTAGATAAGTTGGGGTGTGCTTGGGTAGGTTACGACAATAACGTTGTAATAACTGATGTTAGATTTGTAAATGAAGCAGACGCCCTTAAGCGTGAAGGCGGACAACTCTGGCGAGTAAAACGACCAGGAGTAGAAGCAGTAAATAACCACATCTCAGAGTCCAACATGGATTTTTACAAAGTAGATCAGATTTTGCACAACGGGGGAACCATAGAGGAACTAGAGTTACTAGTCCGACAACGAATGGATACCCTACTTGCCAACAAAACTAATTGAAGGTAAACCAATACCACGAGATGCAAAAGTCTCTATTGGCATTGACCAATCGTTAACGGGATTTGCGCTAACAATCTTAGATACAACAACACCCACTAACTACATCACATGGGTATACAAGTCTCCATATTTTGGTATTGAACGGTTAGCAGACATTCGTCAATGGTTGACTGACAACCTGGGATATGCAGAAGAGCACTGGGATGTGCAAGACATTGCCATGGAAGGTACAGTCCTAGCAAGTCAGGCAGCCCTTGTCCTAGGAGAATTATCGGCCACGGTAAGACTGGCTATCTATGATTTCTTCCCAGAGGAAGACCCAAGACAGTTCCCACTCAAAGTGCCACCCATGACATTGAAGAAATATGCAGCAGGTAAAGGCAACGCTAAAAAGCAAGAAATGTTGCTACAGATCTATAAAAGGTGGGGTATTGAGTTCAACGATGATAACGCAGCAGATTCCTACGCCCTAGCAAGGCTTGTTGGAAAATTTTCAATTGATGCTGTCGAAAAGGCAGTAGTCGAACAGATGGAAGATCCCAAGTATAGGGACCAACCAAGACTGTAGGTATGTACCCTTCGTGTAGGGAGCGGCGCACTAACTCGACACAAAGGACTACAAATTGACGACACCAACTCCACCATCTGGTGAAGATTTTCTTAAAGTAAGCGCTAGTTCCAATCCCCAGAGCGTTGCATCAGCAATCGCCCATGCATGCTATGACAAGCGTGAGGTCAAACTCCGTGCCGTAGGTGCTGGAGCCGTAAATCAGGCAGTCAAAGCAATTGCTATTGCCAGAGGTTATGTAGCCCCACGAGGCATGGATCTTACAGATAAGCCAGGGTTTACCACCATCGACTCTCGTGATGGGGCAATTTCTGCCATCGTATTTCACATTACAGCGTCTTAAAAGCGCCGTATCATAGACTCAAACTAAGGAGTCAATATGCCATCTTGGACATCACTAGGACACGCGATGCGCCGTCGCATGGGTGCTCCTTCCTCTCATATCGAAGCGACAGGTGCCTCAATGAAATCTTCATCACTTACACCAGAGCAAGTAATTGCCTCAGCAGCACACGCAAAATCACCACGCCGTTACATGGGCATGGAAGCAAACAACTTTGAAAATGTTTCTGCTCAACCAGGCAACACAATGTCACGTCCACGTAAGAACACACAGGCTGCAGATCCAACCGCTGGTGGCAAGGCTAACCGCACAAACAAACTTGCTGGTTCAGCAGCAGCATCAGAGCGCATGGGTGCTCGCTACGAAATTGGCGCAAAGTTCCCAGC